TAGTAATAGGAGAAATTAAATTATGGCTGAACTGTTTGGGTTTAAGATAGAGCGTTTAAAAGAACCCTCAACCGATCCAAGACAAAATATAGTTCCACCTCAAGCGGATGACGGTACACAAACCGTCCCCGCTGGTGGGTTTTTTGCGTCTTATGGTGGGTTTGATGTTACTGCTCGTAACGAATTAGATTTAATAAGAAGATATAGAGAAGTTGCGTTGCATCCAGAATGTGACCTTGCAATTGAGGATATAGTATCTGAAGCAATTGTATCAAACGAAAATCAACAATCTGTACAATTAGATTTAAGTAAAATAGAATATAGTGATTCAATTAAGAAAAGAATAAGAGAGTCTTTTGCTGAAGTATTAAAGTTATTAAACTTTGATATAAAAGGCCATGACATTTTTAGAAGATGGTATGTAGATGGTAGATTATACTATCACAAGATTATTGATAAAGAAAGTCCAAGACTTGGAATAACAGAATTAAGATATATTGATCCTCGTAAAATTAAAAAGATACGAGAGATAAGAAAGCAAAGAACAGATGGAATGCCATCATCATTTGCATTTGAAAATAAGTACCAAGAGTATTACATTTTCAACGAAAGAGGAATACATCCAACTGCTACATCTAACGCAGGTGGATTAAGAATAGCAACAGATGCTATTTCTTATTGTCCGTCAGGATTAGTAGACCAGACTCATAATCAGGTCTTGTCTTATTTACACAAAGCAATTAAACCAGTAAATCAATTAAGAATGATTGAAGACGCTGTGGTTATTTACAGAATTGCTCGTGCACCTGAAAGAAGAATATTCTATATTGATGTAGGTAACTTACCTAAAATCAAGGCCGAACAATATTTGAGAGATGTTATGGCTAGATATAGAAATAAACTTGTGTATGACGCAAGTACAGGTGAAATAAGAGATGACAGAAACTATATGAGTATGTTAGAAGATTTTTGGTTACCTCGTAGAGAAGGTGGGAGGGGAACAGAAATCACTACATTACCTGGTGGTCAAAACTTAGGTGAGATTGCTGATATAGAATACTTCCAAAAGAAACTATATCGTTCTCTTAATATACCTATTAGTAGATTAGAAGGTGGTCAAGGTTTCAATCTTGGTCGAGCTGCAGAAATTAGTAGAGATGAAGTTAAGTTTACTAAATTTGTAGGTCGTTTAAGAAAGAAATTCTGTATGTTATTCCACGACCTTTTAAAAACACAACTTATTTTAAAAGGCATTATTGCACCTGAAGAATGGGATTCAATGATGGGAGATATTACATACAATTTCTTACAAGATGGATATTTTGCGGAACTTAAAAATTCAGAAATGATGAGAGAAAGAATACAACTTGCACAACAACTAGAAGGTTATGTTGGTAAGTATTTCTCTAACGAATATATAAGAACAAAAATACTAAAACAAAATGAACAAGAAATTGAAGAAATTGATAAACAAATTGAAGATGAGGCTGCTTCCGAACAACCTCAAACTGAAGAGGAACCTCAAACAGAGGAACCAAAAGAAAAAATCTAAAGTCACAAAAGAACCTGATACAGGTTGGAGTGGCATAGTATAGGAGATAAATATAGTTATGAGTAAAGAAAATTTAGACAAATTCGTTAATTCACTTGAAAAGGGAGATAACAAACAAGCAGGAGAAGACATTAGAAATGCTCTTGCTGATAAAGTTAGCTCTGCTTTGGATGATGCTAAAGTTGATGTGGCAAAATCAATGTTTACAGGTCAGCGTGGAGTAGAAGTTCCAGAAGCTAATCCATTTTCAGGAAATGATGCTGCAGCTGAAACACCAGAGGTAGCAAGTGATGAAGTGGCTCAGTAAATTTAAAACTGAAAACATTACTGAAGGAAACGATTACAAACGTACTAGGCAATACAATAAGTTATCGCCTAAAATGAAACGTGCTGTAGATATGGTCTTTAGAATGGCCGATAAGTCTGCTGACGTTATTAAAGATTTTGAAAAAAATGTCAATACTGCTTCAAAACAGTATGGCGTAAGTAAAGATGATTTAATGAATTATTTTGATAAAGAAACATTAACAATTTTAAGAAGGTAAAAAAATGTCACAAACGTTTATAGTAAAAGGCAGTTCTATAACAGACCCAAGTCAAAACACTATTGGTAATGCTAACTTTGTAAGAGTACACGCAACAGCAAATACTACTTTAACAGTTACAGACGGTGATAGTTCAGTTTTAGGTTCTGTTTATATTGCAAGTGGAGACACAGTAATTATCGAAAAAGCACCTAAAGATAAAATTACTTGTGCTGATTCAAGAGCATCTGCTGTCGGTTCACCGAGAAGTTAATATGGCAATTACGTCAACAACATTAGTTGACGATAGTTTTAAAACTATAGTCAAGGCTTCAGGCATTGGTAATGAAACTAAAAGTGTTTTGTTAGATGCTTCTGAATTGTTAGGCGCAACGGCAAGTCCAAACTTGTCAATTGCAAAAATATATTATGAAATACAAGGTTCAGGTACTTTAACATTTTATTTTGATGCTGAAACTGACGAAGAGGCATACTCTATCACAGGTAAAGGCGTTTATGGTTTAAGAGTAAATGAACCTAAAATAAAACAAGGAGATACAGGTGTTACATTAACAAATCCTACTGGAGATGTGTTGATAACAACTGATAATAATTTAACAAGATATAATTTAGTAATTGAATTTATAAAAGAAAAAGGTTTTACAAATGGCTGATACAGTTTCATCACAAGTTTTAACAGACACTACAGGTGTTAAATACGCTGTTAAATTAACAAATTTTTCTGATGGTACAGGAGAAACTTTAGTTAAAAAAGTTGATGCTTCAGAAACAACTTTTATGACCGAAGACGGTAATCGTAAAATATCAAAAATTTTTTGGTCTATTAACACAGCAAATCCAAAATCTGCTGTTGAAATAATATGGGAAGGTGCAACAAATGCTACCGCAGTTTTGTTGAATGGTCAAGGATTTTGGGATTTACGTGCTGATGGTAATGAAATAACTAACAATGCAACAACACCTACAGGTGATGTTTTACTATCCACAAAGAATTTTGCAAACGGTGATAATTATACGATTTTAGTGGTTTTCAGATAATAATTTGTATAAATATTAGAGAGAAATTAGAGATAGATACAAATGAAGTTAATTACCGAAGAAATAGAACAAGCAGAATATATTGTAGAAGAGGCTGGTAATGGAAAGAAAAACTATTCCATTAAAGGTATCTTTATGCAATCTGACGTGAAAAATAGGAATGGAAGAATCTATCCTAAAGAGATACTTCAAAAAGAAGTAGCAAGATATAATAGAGAGTTCATCAACAAAAGTAGAGCATTTGGCGAACTAGGACATCCAGACGGCCCAACCGTCAACCTAGAAAGAGTATCGCATATGATAAAAGCTCTATATCCAGAAGGCAATAATTTTATAGGTGAAGCACGAGTACTCGATACCCCATATGGAAAAATAGTGAAAAGTTTAATTGATGAGGGTGCAAGACTTGGAGTTTCAAGTAGAGGAATGGGCACACTTGCAAATGTAGGTGGTGCTAATGTAGTCAAAGACGATTTTTACCTTGCAACCGCAGCTGATATAGTTGCAGACCCTAGCGCTCCAGACGCTTTCGTAGAAGGCATTATGGAAGGCAAAGAATGGGTTTGGGATAATGGGATTTTGAAAGAAGCAGAGGTTAAAGAATTAAAGTTACAGGCAGAAAGTAAAGAAAGAATGGCAAGAGCAGAAAAGAATGCTCAAGTCTTTGAATCTTTTCTTAAAAAACTGTAATTTTATAAATAGTAATTGACACTTTCCGATAGGAATGGTGTATTATTGCAATAATAACAACTAAAAAACTATTGAGGAGATAGAACAATGGCTGATAATACTGTGGCAAATTTGCCAACTAAAAACGCCGCTCCAGCTGAACCAGCAAAGTCGTTGGCTGCAACTGTACAACAAGTAATTACAAAAGCAGTTACAAGTCCGACTGATGCTAAAATAGATTTCGCACAAGGGGTTAACCACATTACTGGTGACCCACACCAAAAAAGTGCAGGTCAAGCTGATGCTATGCAATCTCTAAAAGCAGAAAAAGAAGCAGACAAAGAAAAAGAACAAGTTGCTGCTGCTTACGAAGCTGACGAGAAAAAAGACGAAAAAGAAAAAGAAGATATGAAAGAGGCAGAATACGCTGATAAAAAAGATGATGAAAAAAAAGAAGTGAAAGAAGGCGAAATGCCAGCTGGTCTTAAAAAATACCTAGACAAAAAGAATGGTAAAGAAGATGAAAAGTCTGAGGAAAAAGAAGACGAGAAGAAAAAAGATATGAAAGAAGCTGAAGACAAGAAAAAAGACGAAAAAGAAATGTCTGAAGCTGAAGATAAAGAAGACAAGAAAAAAGACGAAGTAAAAGAAGAGTCTGAAACTGTATCAGAAGCAGAACATGGTGATAAAGAAAAAGAAATGAAAAAAGAAATGACTGCTAAAGATAAAGTAAAAGACATGGATATGAAAGAAGACGTTGCTGCTTTAACTGATGGTGAAGAACTATCTGAAGAATTTAAAGCAAAAGCGGCTACAATATTCGAGTCTGCTGTTAAAGCAAAACTTGTCGAAGAAATAGAAAATTTAGAAAGCGAATACGAAACAAAAGTTAACGAAAAAGTTTCTGAAGTTAAAGAAGAAATCGTTGAAAAAGTTGACGCTTATCTAAACTATGTTGTCGAGGAGTGGATGAAAGAAAACGAATTGGCAATAGAAAAAGGCTTAAGAAATGAGATTACTGAAGACTTTATCGGTGGTCTTAAATCTTTATTTGAGTCTCACTACATTGATGTTCCACAAGAAAAATTTGATGTAATTGAGAATCAAGCTGCTGAGATAGAAAAGTTAAAAGAAGAAGTTAACAAAACTATCGAAAAGAACGTTGAGTTAAATCAGAAAATCGGTGAGTTTGCTAGAGAAGACATTATCAATGATGTGTCATCTGACTTGGCAATTACTGAATCTGAAAAACTTAAAGGTTTAGCAGAAAGTATTGAATATAAAGACGCTGCAAGTTTTAGAAAAAGTGTAGAAACATTAAAAAATTCTTACTTCCCTAAAACAAAGGCGAGTGATAACGAATCTAATGAAGTAGCAGAAAACAATGCTGGTTCTGATATGAATTTATCTGAATCAATGGCTGCATATACTGCTGCAATTAGTAAAACAAAGAAAAATCCTTACATTAAGTAAGGGTTAGTTAACTAACTAATAAGGAGAGATAGAAAAATGTTTTTATCTGAATCAATACAACAAAAGTGGCAGCCCGTTTTGGATCATCCAGACCTTCCAGAGGTTAAAGATGCTTACAAAAGAGCCGTTACTTCAATGGTATTGGAGAACCAAGAAAAAGCGTTAAAAGAAGATGCTGCTTTCTTATCAGAAGCTGCGCCTTCAAACGCAACTGGTGCTTCAATACAAAATTGGAATCCTATTTTAATTAGCTTAGTAAGAAGAGCAATGCCTAACCTTATCGCTTACGATATTGCAGGCGTACAACCTATGTCAGGACCAACTGGTTTGATATTTGCTATGAGAAGCAGATA